ACGTATTAACAGCAAACCGTGAGCATGATAACAGAACGAGTTCCGGTGGGATTGATTATAACGCCACTATTTCTGACTCATCTAGAACTTGGTTGGTAAATAAAGAAGAAATAGATCATATCTATCAAAAGCATTCAGAATTTTTTATGACGAGAAAGTATCCTGATGAGAATTGATTTAACTGACGCAACCTTTATCATTCCTATTCGCATTGAATCGGAAGATAGACTTAGAAATGTTATTACTTCAGTAGCATTTCTTTTGAACAACTTTAATACGAATATTATTGTTAAAGAAGTTGATAAAACTTCTGTATTCAAAGAAAGAGCACTTCCTCAATTAGAAAGTTTTTTTGGAGATGTCAATGTAAATCACATTTTTGAAGAGAGTGATCAACCTCTGTTTCACCGTCAGAGAGTTCTTAATGAAATGATCGTGGAGGCAGACACAGAAATAGTAGTTAATTATGACTGTGATGTGATTCTCCCACTTGAATCATATGTGACTGCATATATGGGAATTAAGGAAAAAGTTTATGATGTCGTATATCCATATGGTGATGGAATGTATCAACGACAAGTAAATGCAGAAGATAAAATTGTATCTTCTTTCCTTGATAGTAATGACTATGCTGTTTTAGATGCTGTTTCTAATGAGCATACATCTGATTTTGGATGGGCTCAGTTTTTCAGACGCAGTGTTTATATTGAAGGTGGCATGGAAAATGAAAACTTCCGAGCATATGCTCCCGAAGATAAAGAAAGGTATTTTAGATTTACTACACTGGGATATAAAGTTGGCAGAATCAATAGTGTTGTTTATCATTTAGAACATGCCAGAGGAGAAAATTCATGGTTCTCTAACCCACACATGGAATCTAATCTGCAAGAATGGGAAATGATAAGTGGAATGGACAAAAAACAATTAATGGATTACTATTCTAATCAAGAATATCTGGAGAAATATGCTAGCATTTAATCAACTCGGCAATCTAGGAAGACTAGGTAATCAAATGTTTGAGTATGCTGCACTTCGTGGTATTGCTGCTAAGCATGGATATGACTGGTGTATTCCTCCATATAATGCACAGAGTATTGAGAACTATAGTTTGCACTATTGTTTCAAGATGGAGGATGTAAAAGAAGAAAACCTCCAACAAAGAAATTCTGGATATGTGCAAGAAAGATTCTTCAATTATGATGAATCTCTTGTAGAGAGTTGTCCTGATAATGTCAGTCTTCATGGATTCTTTCAGTCTGAAAGATACTTCAAGAACGTAGAAGATATTATTAGGAGGGAGTATACATTTCATGATGAGCATCTTGAACCTTGCAAACAAATCATGGATGAGTTTAAGGATCAAGAACCTATCATGCTTCATGTTCGACGAGGTGATCCCAACCTAACAGATCCCCGTGGATTTAAGTGGGCATACACTCAGTGTTCATCACAACATCCACCTCAAACTATTGAATATTATGAAAGTGCTCTTGCAGAATTTGATGATAATCAACCCGTCTTTGTATTCTCTGATTCTGTTGATTGGGTAAAGGAACAGGAGTTCTTCTCCGGAGATAGATTCTTGATTTCTGAACCTGTCGATAAATATGCCGATGGTTCTTTTACACCATATGCTGACTTGTGCTTGATGTCTCTATGCTCTCATGCTATTATTGCTAACAGTAGTATGAGTTGGTGGGGAGCCTGGTTACAAGCAAACCCCAACAAAAAAGTTATTGCTCCGAAGAACTGGTTCGGGCCTGCTTATGCAGATAAAGACACTACAGATCTCTATTGCCCTGATTGGATTATCCTATGAACAGAATTAAAGACTACGCTGAATTAGAAGAAAGAATCGTTCTCTGGCTTAGAGAATACGCTGATAACAATAACATCAGAGCACTTGTTTGTGGTGTGTCTGGTGGTATTGATTCTGCTGTTGTATCAACTCTTTGTGCTCGTACAGGACTGCCTACTTATGTCCTGACAATGTCTCTCAACTCAAAGATGGATAATACTATTCTATCTGTCGCACATGCGACTGAACTGAGAGAGCAGTATGAAAATGTCATGATGCAAAATGTAGATCTTTCTTCTACATATGAAAATTTACTTAGTTCTATTGACTGGTGGACTGATGCGCATGGCGGAGAGAAAGGAACATATACTTCCAATCAACTTGCAAATGCAAATACAAAGTCACGTCTTCGTATGGTGACTCTGTATCAGATTGCAGGAACAGTTGGTGGTATGGTTGTCGGTACTGGTAATAAAGTTGAAGATTACGGTATCGGATTCTACACTAAATATGGTGATGGCGGTGTGGATATTGCACCTATCGCGGACTTGTACAAAACAGAAGTATGGGAACTTGGTAGACACCTTGGTGTCGATCCGCGTATTATCTCTGCTGCTCCTACAGATGGACTGTGGGAAGATAGTAGGACTGATGAAGCGCAGGTTGGTGCTTCCTATGAAGATCTAGAATGGGTAATGGATTCTGAAATTTTTATTCATGAAAGAAATCCAGAGTCTGCTACCATGTGGAGAGGAGTTCCATTGACTGATCAGCAGAAATCTGCTATCAAACAATATGGTAAGTTTCACCGCCAGAACAAGCACAAAATGATCTCTATTCCAACATTCAAACTATGAAAATTGGTGTAATTGGTGCGGGGCGACTTGGTATTTGCTTCGCACTTCTTTGTGAACAGGCAGGGTATGATGTATTAGTCTCTGATATTCGCGAAGATTACGTCGCTGATCTTATGGAAAAGAAGATCAAGACTAATGAACCTGATGTTCAAGATTTGCTTAGTCAATCTAATAATTTCTCAGCCACAACTAGCAATCAAAAAGTAATTGAAGAGTGTGATATCATTTACACACTTGTTGCAACTCCCTCTCTTCCCAGTGGTGACTATGATGTCAGTGCTGTGTGGAGAGTTGTTGATGATATTATCGAATCTGGTATAAAAGATAAACCTTTTATCGTTGGATGTACCACTAATCCTGGTGATTGTGAGATGTTCCAAGATAGATTAGACGAAGTTGGTTGGGAAACTTTTTACAATCCAGAATTTATCGCACAAGGATCTATTGTTAAAGATCTTCAGAACGCTGATATGGTTCTTATTGGCGGTAAGTGGGGTAAAACATTTGATAAATTATCTGAACTTTATCATAAAATTCAGGTTACAAAACCTCAGATTAGTCTGATGTCTAGAACTGCTTCAGAGGTGGTTAAAATCGCCACTAACTGCTTCCTTACCACAAAGATCAGTTATGCCAATATGATGGGACAAGTGCTCACACTAGATGGCATGGAGGACGAGATTGATACCGTACTCGATGCTATTGGCGCTGACAGTCGAGTCGGTAAGAAGTATCTGAAGTTTGGTTATGGTTTTGGTGGCCCCTGTCTGCCTAGAGATAATCGTGCTTTTGCTGCTTATGCCAAGAGTCTTGGAGTTGAATATAACTTAGGTGCTACGACTGATAACTTTAACGAAGCACATAATAAGTTTCTTCTTGATTATATGATTTGTAAGAATCATAAGAGTCTCCCTTTTTACTTTGACTATGTTTCATATAAAAAAGGAACAGATATTCTTACCGAAAGTCAGCAGTTTAAACTTTGTAAGGAATTACTTAATCAAGGATATACTGTTTACATCAATGATAACGAAACTATTCTAAATCGTGTAAAAGATACTCTGTATGATCAATATTATGATAGAGTAAAGTTTGGAGAACCTAACGAAGAAGTATTTGAGGTAGATATCTGATGACTTTTACTAACGCCGAAAAGAACAAATCAAAACATAAACTCCGCAATTTTGGCCCTGTTTATTATCTAAACCTAGATGATCAACCAGAACGGCGTAAGTTTATGGAGGATCAGTTTGAGTACTGGGGAATAGAAAACTATGAACGTATCTCTGCTTATGATGGTAGAGATGATGATCTTGGGCATATTATTAAGGGAAGATATCCAGATCTAATGTCTTCTGGTGAGATTGGTTGTACCACCTCTCATCTAAAAGCAATTAAACACTGGTTAGAGACATCTGATAGTTCTTATGCAATCATCATGGAAGATGATTGTAGTCTTGAAACAGTGCAATGTTGGAACTTCACATGGGATGATTTTATTGCATACACTCCCTATGACTATGATGTAATTCAACTTGCAATCATTTGCACAGGCGATATTCATGTCAAGATTCACAAGCGGTTTGTAAATGACTTCTCTACCGCTTGCTACATGATTACTAGACGCCATGCACAAAAACTGTTAGACTTTCATGTACGCGGTAACAGATACAAACTAGATAACGGAGTCAAACCGCGTCCTGTTGCAGATGATTTAATCTACAATTCGGGTAACACATACTCCATTCCACTTCTTCTTTATAAGACTGATTTGGGTTCTAGTATTCATCCAGAACATATTGATGCTTTTCATATTGGAAATTATAAAGCACAATCTAATTACTGGATTACAAATGGTGCTCAAATGAGTATCCAGGATCAAATGAATTATGATCCATATTTGGGTAGAATCACTGAGAACTCTGCTGCTGTAGCAGCTGCAAAACAGGCGGAAAACCCATCAAGTTGACAGAATCTGAAGAAACTGTTATCATAAATACTTAACCTTTTGCTTTGCATTAGGTATAATTACCAGAACCATGTCGAGGTTCTTTCCATCTGCGGGTAACCATTCCGCAAGTAAATAAAGGTACACAAAAATGTTTAAAACTGTATTCGCAGCAACTGCTGCTCTGTTCACTTCCGCAGGCGCTGCCCTTGCAGGCCCTTATGTCAACGTAGAAACCAACGCAGGTTGGGCAGGCGATGATTATGTTGGGGCAACTACCGACATCCACGTAGGCTTTGAAGGCGAAGTCGGTGCTGCTTCCGTCTATGTTCAGGGTGGCCCTGCTATTGTTGCTATCGATGGTGAAGAGAATGAAACCCGTTTCTCCGGTAAGGTTGGTGTTGGCGTCCCCGTGACTGATACACTTGGCGTCTACGGCGAACTCTCTGCGATTACCGCTACCGATGATTTTGAAATGGATGATCTTAGCGTCGGTGGTAAATTAGGTGTGAAGTACAACTTCTGATACGATAGACAATAATACATCTAGATGATATACTGGGGTGCGACGGCACCCCTTTTTTATGAAGAGGATTCTACTTTCTCCTGTTACCCAACTCAATATTTTGATTGTGGGAACTTTGATTATTGTCGGTGTGATGCACAACATCTACCATTATCATATGGATGAAGATGTTCATGGTTATGTCAGAAAATTTTGTGAGAGGAATCCTGAGAAATGTCAGGATATCCTTGAAGGGGACGACTACTGAGTATAAACCACTACACAGCACCTCTTGACAGAGGTGCTTTTTTACTATATACTATGTAAAGTTTCATAACAATAAGTTAATGACTGTAACAACAAATGAGTTTGGACAGCAGAATTTGTTTGCTAAGGAGCCACAGATGTATGTCTCCAAGACTGACGCTGAGCGTTATGGATATGAGACGTATGCAGAGCGTGCGGAAAAATTAAATGGACGCACTGCTATGCTTGGATTTGTTGCTGCTATTATCTCTTATGCTACTACTGGTAGTGTATTTTTCTTTGGTGTCTTCGGATTCTGATAATTGATACTTGACTTGGTATCAAAGAATCTATATAATCTTTACATCCGATTGTATTAAATGTCTTTCACTATCATTCTCAAAACCCCCGAAGGTGAAAATACTATTCAATGTGAAGATGATCAATATATTTTAGATGCTGCCGATGAAGCAGGTTTAGATCTTCCTTATTCTTGCCGTGCAGGTGCTTGTTCATCTTGTGCTGGAAAGATTGTTGAAGGTTCACTAAATCAAGAAGAACAATCATTTTTAGATGATGATCAACTTGAAGCAGGATTTGCTCTGCTTTGTGTTGCATATCCTGAAAGTGATTGTGTAATTGAAACCGAAAAAGAGGAAGAGCTGTACTGATGTCTTGTAATCTCCGCGCTAAAATTATCGAAGCACTAAATGCCGATGCTCAAGGTAATATTGCTAAAGCAAAAGCAAATGTAGAAGTTTACCTACATCAACCTGTAGGTATTGGCGAACACCCAGATGTCCTCGCTGCAATTCAAGATCAACTCGATATTATTGCACACGAGGAAGAACGCTTAGAAGTTATTCAAAAACATTTTACTGAACATCCCTAATGGAAAACTCCCTTCTTGAAATTCTGACTTATTATGTTATTGGTGGTGCCCTTCTGATTGGTGCCCCAGGAGTATTCTTCTTCGTTGTATTCATGTCTGCCCTTCAAAATACGAAGGGACGCATGGTTGGATACAGAGATCACAAGGAGTATGGTGATTCCTCCATTTATGAAAATTCACCATCTGATCAAACTAAATTTTACCTTACTTTAAAATCATGAACGAAACAGCAGAACGTATTAATGGACTCGCAGCCATGATCGGCGTCATCGCCGCTATGGGTGCATATGCAGTCACAGGACAGATCATCCCAGGAGTATGGTGATGTTAGTCTTAGCAATGTCTCTGTTTGCAGGATTTATTATTGGATCAGTCTTAGGACGAGACATTGATGATGACGATGACATGAGTGGGGGAAAGATGATACCAGCATCGGTTCCCTCCCCTTGACAAAACTAAATAAATTTACTATCATTGGAGCACAGGTTGCTCCTTTTTTAATGATTAAAAAACTGATCGACAAACTTTTCTCTGAGAAAATTACAGAAGAAAAAATTGAATGTGCTATTGACGATAAAACTGTTGATTGTAAAACATTTGATGATGATCAAGAAAAGGCATTTGTTGGAGTACCTGCTCCTACAGAGAATGTGATTGATGAATGGTTTGCAGATCGTAGCGGAGAAGTCATTATAAAAGATCAAGAAGTATTTGCTGGGAACTATGAGGGGCCTTTTTACGCGCCTTATACTGCTGTAGATGAGTTTAAGAAACAGTCCTACGGGGATGACGGTATGCATCAGAAGATGTATGATATGGCTACGCAAAATGGTAAAACCACTTTGCAACTAAATCCTATTGGTGGTTCAGAAAACTTTCAAGGCGGTTCCGAAAATGTCCATCGATGATTGGCGCTACAACGATCACAAAATGAAGGTGCGTGAGCAAGCACTTAAGATATTGCTTTCAAAATTTGGAGGGCAAATGGATGGTGTTGTTCCTAAATATTCGAGTCAGTCCATCTATGAATGTGCCAACGATTGGGTATCTCAAGGCAACATGCATTGTGCTGGCATAGTTCAATACTACAAGGCATATTATGCAAAAAGTAATTAATGTATTAGCACTACTTTCATTCGTAGGAACTTCTGCTATAATTGCAGGAGGAGGTTATGTTTATTTCAATAAGGATAACATTATTGCGAATGTCAAGTCACGAATGACTGAAGCGATTGGAGAAGCAATTACAGATGCTCTTCCTGTTGCATTAGATGCAGAACTCCCAGAGGCACTTCCGCAAACAACTGGTGGTGCATTACCTTTTTAATATATGAAAAAATTTTTTATGATGCTGATGGCAGCAGCATTGACTACACCTGCCCTTGCCGATGAGTCAAAAGTTAAAAGTTGGAATTCTTATGACTCTATGGGTTGTATGATGCTTCGTGAATGCACCAAAGATGTAAGACAGGCAAAAACTTGGATGAGTTTTGGTGAGCAACATGAAGCAAACAAAGATGAAATTACTGATATCCTCACCAGTCTTAACCAAATTGGAGTGAATGTTTATATTGGTAGCGACAAATATTTTGCTTTTAACACACGCGGACTTTATTATGTAAAGGGAAATGATATGTTCTTTAATGAAAGATATATTTCTTCCCCTAATATGCTCATTAAAGTTCTCCGCCATGAGGGTTGGCATACCGCTCAAGACTGCATGGCAGGAACTCTTGATAATACATTTACTGCTATAATCCTTCAACCCGATGAAATTCCTGATTGGATTAAAGATGGTGCAAAAAGAACATATCCACCCTCAGCATCTCCATATGAATCGGAAGCAATGTATGCAGCATTCTCTGATACCATGACTAGAGATGCCCTTAAAGTTTGTGCAGGCCCTAAAAGGATGTGGGAAGTTTATAAACCAACACCTCTTACTAAAAAATGGTTGATGGAACAGGGTTTTATCTCTAAATAGAGATGCCATACTTCTATACTAATGCTCGGTAAATCCAAAGCAGAGGTAGAAGAGAAGCAACAAGATGAAGACAAAAGTGAAGTTCTTGGTAATTTGGTGAAAGTTGTAGTCCTTATTTGGAGTGCATCCCTTCTCACATTCTCCTATGTTAGACTTCCAAACGGACAAAAGATTTTAGATTTTGATCCCACATTCATTGCCTCAGTGTTCTCAGGATCACTGGCTGCCTTCGGACTTAGTCCCGCTAAAGCAGGTGGTAATGGTAACGGACATTCTAAAAAGAAAGAAGAACCACCAGTTCAGTCAGCAATAGAACCTAAAAAGTAATTGTATCTAGAACCACATCTTCAAAAGAAGAGTGACGAGTGTGCCGCCATTTGGAATGAATGGCGGCACTTTCAGTATGAAATAAAAGATAAAGAAAAAGCAAAAGAATTAAGAAAAAAATGGAGTAATTGTGTAAATGAATTTGGTAAATTGATAAGTCAGGAAGTCAAAACAAACCCCAGGTATAGAGACTTATCAAGGTAATAGATAGTGTAGTTATAAAAATGTTTATGAAGTTTTTATTCGGACTTCTTGCTACATTATTTCTCGCTGCACCTGCCTGGGCGGTAGATGTGCAGATGGGATCCGGTGGCAATCTTGTATTTGATCCTGCGGAGGTAACAATCAATGCTGGGGATTCTGTTCATTTTATTAATAATATGCTTCCTCCTCATAATGTAGTCGTTGAAGATCATGATGAATTAAGTCATGAATCCCTGGCAATGATGCCTGGTGAAGAGTTTGATGTTGCATTCCCCGAACCTGGTGACTATACTTATTGGTGTGGGCCACACAAAGGTGCAGGTATGATCGGTACAGTTCACGTAGAATGAACAAAGACGAAAAACGAGAGTTCTACAAATCTCTTAGAGAAAGGATTCATCAATTAAGAATGAGTCATTTATTTGAGGAACCATGCCCACTCTATGAACCAGAGTGGGATGATTTGTCTGATTGTCGTATGACTTATGATTATGACGATGACGAGGATGGGGAACCTAAAATTTATGTCTAACTACTATGAAAACTATTAACACTTGGGTTTTAAATTTCACTGTAGCAATCATTGATTTTCTTTATAAAGGAAGAGATTTTCCACGTTTTTGGGTGCTTGAGGAGATTGCTCGGGCACCATACTTTGCTTTCTTAAGTGTTCTTCATTTAAGAGAATCCCTAGGATTACGTGGACAATGGCACATATATCTAATGGAGGAACATTTTGCTCAAACTCTTAACGAAACAGAACATCTTGAGTATATGGAGAGCAGGGGCGGTAGTACTTATTGGGTGGATCGCTTTGTCGCCAGACACCTTGTCCTTATCTACTATTGGATCAACGTGGTTTATTATTGGTTGGCTCCTCGCGCTGCTTACCACCTCTCCTATGAGATAGAGATGCACGCCGCTGAAACGTATGCTGAATATCTAACTCGCTTTCCAGATGATAAAAAAATCTGTGAAATTATGAATGATGAAATTCAACATTTTCAAGAACTTGCAGAAGCAATTAGAATGATTGATCCTGATCGTCTAACTGTACGAGAGAAAGATCGTGAACCATTTCCACCAGATTTTAGTGATTTGAGTTCAGTAACATTAGTATCAACAGAAGAACAAAAATGAAAGTAGGAATTATTGGACTAGGACGAATGGGCGAGGGTATGTCTCGTCGTATGATGAAAGAAGGTATCGAAGTTTGGGGATACCGTAGAAATTATGATAAGGCACAGGAGCTTTATGAGAATGGTGGCGTTGATGGAGTAACAGTTGACATTGCTTCTCTTTGCACTGTTGTAAAGGATAAAGGGCCGGGCATCTTTATGATGGTTGTACCAGCAGAAACAGTGGAGGACACCTTAAATGAGTTACTACAGTTTTGTAGTGAGGGAGATATTATTATTGATCATGGCAATAGTAATTTTAAGGATAGTAGGAGGAGGGCAGAGCGTCTTTCTAAGTTGGGCATCCAATATATTGACTGTGGCACTAGCGGTGGTGTTTACGGTTTGGAGCGTGGATACTGTCTTATGGTTGGTGGTGCAGATACTGCAGTATCCATCTGCGCTCCTATCTTTAGGGCACTTGCACCAGGCATCGCATCAGCTCCCAGAACTGATCCTATGAGTAGAGCAACAAGTGCTGAGTACGGTTGGTTGCATTGCGGCCCTCCAGGTGCAGGACACTTTGTAAAAATGGTTCATAACGGAGTAGAGTATGGAATCATGCAAGCCTACGCCGAAGGCTTTAATATCTTGCATGAAGCTAATGCTGGGGCAAAATATGTTAAGGAAGGCGATGCTGAGGTTGCTCCGATGGAGAATCCAGAAGATTATCAGTATGATATTGACTGTGCTGAGGTGGCTGAGTTATGGCGTCGTGGTAGCGTGGTTGGCAGTTGGTTGCTTGATCTTACCGCTGATGTATTACGCGGCGATAGAGAGCTTAGCAAGTTCGGTGGGGGAGTTAGCGATAGTGGTGAGGGGCGTTGGACTGTCCACGCTGCTGTGGATCTTGGTGTTCCCGCACCTG